CCTTTCTCTATTTGGTCATTGCGTACTTCTTTCCTTATGCGTGAACAGATAGTTGAATATTCAGCATACTTATTATTACTATTAGCAAAATAGTTGCTTAAATCGCTTATAATATTGTTTCTCCAACACCACAGTTCAAAACCATCAACTGTAAGTGGTCTTTCTATTAGTTCATAGTCTGCGTTTCCATCCTTTCCTACAAATACGTGCTTTTTTATTGGATTAGATTTAGTTTCGTTTTTATAAGTTTCAAAATATTCAGCCATTTTTTCAGGACTTTCAACATATTTATTCTTTCCCATTATATTAATTTACCTTTATTTTTAAGTTCTTTAATTACATCATTGTTATTATCATAATGTATCGTTCCAAGTTCTTTTACTTTTTTAATCTTTTCTTCATTAGAACCAGTAGCAAATACTCTTGATGTGGGTATTCCTAATTCTTCAGCTACTTTTAGCATACCTTCCTTGTTGTTTCTTGCACTTATGATATAAACTGTTTTACCTTGCTTAATATATTTTGATGCAAGTTCTTTACCTTTACTTGTGGATAGTGTGCCATCGTAATCAAATGATATTCCACCTGCAAATTTTTCAGTTTTATAGATTCCTTTGCATACTGCATATCTTTCATCAGAGTTAGGGTGTTTATCATTCATATCACTATCAGCCATACATCTTGTAATGTAATCTTGTTCGGTTTCTTTTTCTTTAGGTATTGGCATAATTATTTCTTTTTTAAATTAGTTCGTAAATAAAATTCATATCTGCTTTTCCGTTTCCATGAATTATAGTTGGTTTAAAGTTATCTTTAGTTATAAATTGATTGTTTTCTATTTTGTAATCTTCGGGTAATATTCCACACAATGTTTGAAATACTCTGCAATCGTGGTCAATACCTATGCTTGGGTTCTCTAATAGCCATTTAGTTGCTATTCTTTGGTCATCTTCGCTGTCATGTATTTGTTTTAATTCCATTAGTTTTATAAAGGTTTCTGACTGCATATAGTATGCACCACTATTTAAGAATCTAAATTTAGTGTTTGGTTTTGTGTATTGCTCTCTTTCCTCGTATTTAGATAATTGGTTTTCATCTGGCCAACAGTTAACCTCTGAATTAAATAAACAGTTCCAATATATTTTACGTTTAGTATTTACAGGTGTATCTAAAAAAAATGTATCGTATGCATCTACAAATATAAATTCTTTAATAGTTGGGTTTGCTTTTAAGTATTCATATACCTTGTTAAGTTTCATTGCAAAGCCTTGCCATTGGTTTACTTCAATTATATGATACTGCCAGCCAAAGTGATTTAAACTTCGTTCTAACTGAAAGCATTTACTTTTATTATCTGCTACTGTTAATACTATCATAGTTGTACTTTTATTGGTATTGTGCCATTAATTAATCCATCTTTGATTTTATAAAACTCTTCAATTTTCTCTCCTGCATATTTTCGTTTCCATTCAGTATAAGCATCGCCACCTACATCAATATGTTCTATGTCTATGTGTGGTAAGAATGCTAATTTATATCCAAGTAGTATTGCTCTTATACAAGCTAACGTATCATCAAAACCATATACACCTGCTTGCATTAGCCCACCCATTTTATTTATTAGTTCAGGGTGAAACATTTGTACTGTTCCCATTATGTCTGCACTTTCTTCTACTATTAACCAGTTATCGCCTTTCTCATGTGGTAGCATTTTAAGTTCAGTTTTCCAATGGTTGTTTGCGTTTGGTGACTGCATTAAGTCTTTACGTTTTAAACCTAATATACCATAGCTACCAAGTTTCATTGCAAGTTCCATTTCTTCTATCCAACCATAGTTGTTTATTACTACATCGTTATCCATTTTGATAACTACTTCGTTTGGTTTACGATATGCCCACGCTTGGTTTATTGCTTTTGCAGTACCTACATTCTCGGTGTTGGTTGTTACTGTTGCGTGGTTTTTTGAATATTTTGAGTAATTTATAAATTCTTTAATTATACTTTTAGTTTCTTCGCATGAATTGTTGTCAACTATTATTAACCTATTTTTACTAAAGTTAACTGTATCAAATAAACTTTCAATTGTTTCTTTGGTATATTTACTTCTTTGGTTTTCTTCTGTGTCATACACAGCCATTGCGATTAATGCCATTACTTCTTTATCTTTATATTAGGTTCATTTTGTTTTACCCACCTAACCATATTTTTTACTGCATCTAAATTACAAGCAGAACAATCGCCACTTCTCATACCTGTTACCTCGTGGCTCAATGATTTAATTTCAAGTAGCTGTTGGCTTGTACCTACCCAACTTGTTTCGTTATCAAATATTTTAATTAATTCTAAAAGGCTGAATCGGTTATCGCCTTTTTTTTTCATTGCAAAATATATTTCATCAAAGTTTCTCATATCTTATACATTATTCTTTTTAGTATCATTGAAAAATAGGCAGCGTAACCTGCAACTGCAAATGCTTGTGTGTAGTTAATTAAATCAAATTGAATAGATATTACACAAATCCAAAAAGAAATGCATACGTTGCAATTAAATGGCTTAAAATCTAACCACTTTGGCAGTTGAGTAAGACTAAAAAATGCAGTGAACAGCATCGCTATTCCTATGCAGTAAAATATTAAATCTATCATAATTTTATTATTTGTTTATAAGCCTTGTAACGTGCTTCAGCGATTCTATCAATGTGTTGAACTTGGCAATCTAAATATAATTGTTCGCTTAAATCCTCAATCATTGCAGGGTTCTCTATTAATTTAACCATGTGTTTATACCAATCGTTTTTATGCTTTACCACTAAGCAGTTCTTATTATGTTTCAGCATTGGCTCGTACGGATGCACATTACTTACTATGCAAGCCTTCTTTTTAAACCCACTCTCGATTAGTTTTAGGTTTGATTTAAGCCTATTGAATCGGTTATCTCTTAAAGGTATAAGTGATACATCTATTTCATCATAAAACTTTGCGTACTCGTTTATAGTTGTGCTTGGGTACGTTGCAAACTGCCCTTCTTTTGCTTTGCCTTTACATGATAGAACTCCTGCTATTGCTTGTGAAGTATCATCGTAATTGCTATAACCACCATATATTACTTGGAATTTATCTTTTAAATGTTGTTGAGTATATAGTGAATATAATCCATCGTGCATTAGTAGTACATCTTCAAAGTGTGTTATTGATCCACTCCACCCAAATTTAACTATGTCAAGTTTTCTTTTTGCAAACTTATACTGGTCTTCTTCAGGATTAATTGCATTTGGTATTTCAAAAGCATTAGGTTGGCTTGCTTCATACTTTAGTGTACCGGATAAGTATTCATGTGTTGTTGTTATTGCTTTTGCGTAATGTAGTGCTTGGAGTATTTTAGCTGCATGGTTTTCTTGCTTTGATGCTTCTTGAAGTATGTGCCAATTAGGTAATCTATAATCATCATCAATATCTAACACATAAGGCACGTTTGCATCTTTTAACTTTCTTATTACATCGTTTCCATTTACTCTACTTATAAATCGGTTAGCTATAATTAAATCAAACCCTTGCAGGAACTCTATTGTTGCGCTGTCTATTTCATTAATTTGGTACATATCCACACTCTCTTTGAACATTTCTGCCATGCGTTTATGTGGTTGCAATAATCGGTGGTAATCAACACCGCTTATGTTAGGATAACTCGGTATTATTACAAGAATTTTCATTTGCAAATTTTTTTATTTTTTCTTTTACTGACCTTAATGCTGAATAACTTATACCAGTTATCTTACTTATCTTTCGCATTGATTTATGTTCTGCATATAGTAACACTATTCTATTTTCAAACTCACTGCAGCCAAGCATAAAGTTTTCAATTTTCTTAAAGTCAAGGTCTGAATCATCAATAATTTTTTCGGATTCACTTTCCATAAATTCATCCATTGGAATTTCTTTTGAGAATAGTTTACCTAACTTTCCATTACGTGAAATAATGTTTTTAGCTACACAATAATACCAGAACTGTAAATAATTTAAAGTGGGTAATCGTTCAGCAGGAATAGTTAATATCTGTTCAATTACTTCTTGGTAAATATCATCGCTATAACTTGCATCTAACTTTCGGCAGGTATCAAGATATGCAGGATTATTTAAAATTTCATTTATGATTTCAATGCGTTCCAATTTGTTACCATTATTGGCATTGCAAAGTTTACCTTATTGTTTTTTAAGTATTCAACAAGTTATAAACTAAAATTCTTTTAAGTTGTTTAACATTTTTATTTCACTTTCTAATTGCTTGATTCTTTCACTAAATATTATTTGATTTGTTTCAAGTTCATGCACCTTTTGGCGATAGATGATTGATTCGAAGTAGTATTTACCATATTGGCATTGAATATCGTAAAGGATTTTTAAGTGTGCTGTAGCTGTTATTTTTCTTTCACCTATACTTTGTATTACTTTTAACTCAAAGTCTTCTATAAACGTGTTTATTGACCATAAATTGATATAGTTTGGTTCTTTCTGTGTCATTAGATTTGTAAACCCACAGTATTCATCCATAATCAATCTTAGCTTTTTATAGTCAGCATTGCGCAGTTCGTTTAATTTATGCTGCTCTTCTTGGAATTGTTTTAGTTCGTTCATTAGAATGGTAATGTGTTTAAATCAAAGTTTGATTGTGTTGCTATTTTTTCACCTATTTTTACTTTTACTTCAGATGGTATTTCATATCCAATCTTAAAGTCAGAATAAATTGTTTTTCTTATGCCATCAACTGTTTCATAATAACATTTTTTTGCAAAGTCAAATTCTAAATTTACAGTTCCACGTTTACCTACTTGCTTCGGTTTAATTTTTTTTATGTCTATATCAACTATATTTGATTGTTGCATCATTCCATTTATTTCCTCGTATGGTCTATTCACACAAATCATACTTTGACCTTTAGCAAACCATGCAGAACCACCATTTATTTCATATACACTTGGTGCTTTAGGTAATTCACCTGATTTAAGTCCGTTTGGGTTTCTTGCGTGGCAAACCATAAAAGAATGTATTTTATTTTGTCTTGATATACGATTCCAACTTTTAATAAAAGTAGGCAGGTAAGATGCAATATTAATTAAATCTGATGCATTATGCTCAAGGTCGTTAAAATTATCAATTAACGTACAATCTAAGCCCTTATTATCTATTTTAACCTGTTTCACTATCTCTTCGTAATGCTCTAAAGTTAACCCTTTTGAATCATCATCATCAATAATTGTAAAATATTTATCAATATGGTCTTTAACATTATAAATTTCTGATTCTGTTATGTAGTTTGAATATCTTTTATCAAATGTTTTGCCTGTTAAGCTATGTGCTATCTCGCAAAATATTTCAGCAGCATTACCTGTTTCAGGTGTATAGATTAAATGCTTTTTTGCTTTACCTTTAATTTTAGCCGATAATCCTACTAACATTTGTAATGCAAATTCACTTTTTCCACTTGCAGGATAACCATAAATTAAAGTTGTATTAGTTGGTCTAATTTTATAAAATTGGTCTAATGTTTCAAAACCTGTACTTAATAGATTATCGGTGTTGTTTTCTCGTAGATACATAATTTCATCTATTATGTTTTTATCGTTTATGCGAGTTACTTTCATTATTGTATTTTTAGTCCTTTTGGATTTAATGGATCAACATATAAATTATTTTTAGGTGCAAACTTTGATTCATTTGTTGCCCAATTATTTAATCTTAATTCTAAACTCCAAGTTTTTTCAGACTCTTGTTTAAATTTAGTATTAGATTTATTTGGTTCTGTCCAATAAAGAAAAAATTTAGTTAAAAGGTCTCTACCATACTTTTCAGTATATGGTTCTAAAGTTTTACCAAATGCTATTATTCTATCTTTTATATTATTTACAATAACACTATCATTAACATAAGAGTTATTGAACTCTTTGCTAACAGTTAAGTAACTCTTTAAATTATCTTCTGTAATTCCATAGCTATAAAGTATTTTTAATGCTCCTTCTTGCTGTTTTACATTACTTTGTGGGAAATTAGGATATTGAAATTTAATAAACTTGGGCATAAAAAAAACATTATCCTTAATAGTTATCAAAGAGTCTCCTAACTCTTTAAGAATAGTATCAAAACTCTTTAATTTTGTTTGGAATTCACAAAGTAAACGATTTAATTTTAATACTCCTGCATGGTCACAGGTTGTTATGTAGTAAATAAAAAATAATTTTGCATCTTTTGTAAGTGAACACACCCACTCATCTTCAAACATTCTGGTATCTATAAATCTTTTTGCCATAATTATTTATTTATTTTTTTAATTTCTATTTTTAATTGTCTTATTAATTCAATAGCATCTTCTTTTTGTAGTTCTAAAACCGATTCTGCTTTTCCTGAATGTAATTGAATATAATTAAGTTTTGGTATTGCATAAACATTCCAAAAATAAATATCTTTTGAATTTTCCGCATAAGATAATTTATACTTAATACGTTTTTTTTGTTTAAAAGGTATTCCAAATACTTTTTTTAAATTACTAATAAATTTTTTCATATTTCCTAAAACGACAAAACCCCAAGCAGGTCGAATCTACTTGGGGAGTTTGCCTATATTTAACTTTTGGAAATTAATGATAGATGGTTAAATGGATTCGACCTCATTCAACACTTGCAAATATAATACTTTTATTTCATTTCAAAACACAAGTTACAAACAAATTATTTTATTTAAATATTCTTTTATTCTTAAATATCTATCAATTACTGTCTTGTTGTATTCTAATAAATTATCAATTGATTTAATTCCATGAATGATTGTTGTATGGTCTTTACCATTCTCAGGTGGTTTGTTTTTTTGTTTTGCCAAATACAACTGGCCAATATCTTTTAAAGTAAATGTTGTGTTTTCTTTTATAAATTTCATGCTCATTTGCCTTGCTTCACATAAGTTTTGAACTCTTGACATTCCTGTTAATTGTTCAGACTGTATTCCATATTCATCAGCGCATAGCTTTATTATTATTCGTGCCATTTCATAATTACTATGTACATCTTTTATTTTGCAAAATAACGATACTACTAAGCCAGTGTTCTGTTTTATTTTGCGTTCTGCTTCAAATGTTATTTTTGATATTATCTCTTCCTTTGTCATAATTTATAAGTTTTTAAATTCTAATTCAATTTTGTCTAACATATCTAAAACCATTTCTTCAATTTTAGTTACATCAATATTTGCTTTTTTAAATGATTTGTCAGATTTTCTAATAAAGTCTTGATTTGCTTTTGATAGTCTTTGCATTACTGCTACTTCATTTGGTATCATTAGCTTTTTAAGTCCTTCTATGCCATCTAAATAGTTCTGTTGATGCTTTGCTATTATGTATGCCATTACTCCCATCTCACTCAAACTTTTCTCTAACTGTTCTCTCATTTTTTATATTTTATTTTTAAAAATTCTAATTCTAAATCTGACCACTTGTAAACTCTTGTTTCTTCTGCTAATAATTCAAGGTCTTTTACCTTCTGCTCACCTATTCTATTTACTAAACCTTGTCTGTAATTACTTTCGTTTCCGTTTAAATATGTGTTACACTTTCTGCATTGCTTATGAACGTTTAATTCGTGAAATATTACACCACGATATAACTCTGCTTTTTTGTAATGCCCACCATCCCATAATTTAGTTTCTTTGATGCCACAAGATATACATGGTGAATTTTTGTCACGGTTTCGAATCCACCTTTGGAATATGACTTTGACCTCATTTACTCGTTGCGTATATGTCTTTAACTTTTGTAGCTTTACTTTTTTTTCAAGTCTTAAAATATTGCTCTTTACTGGCTTACTAAAAGCTAATTCAATTGCACATTTAGGAGTACAAACTACTTGCGTTGATTTGTATGGAGTAAACATTACCTGACAAACTTTACATTTCTTTTGTTTTATTTCGTTCATATTTAAAAGGGGTGGCAGTTAATACCACCCCCTTGTTTTTAGAATGGTAAGTCAGAACTGTTGTGTGCTTTACTTAAACTAATAGCATTGATGTTGTGATACCACCTGCCATTAAATTCTCTACTATCAACACTAAAGGTTACTTCTACTTCACCACCTACTTTGTGGTTTAATAATTCATCTTGTTTCATTAAAGTGATACAAATCTCTTTAGGGTATTTAGGGTCAAGTGTTTCTATTACTAACTCTGACTTGTTCCATTCTTTACCTGCTTTTGTTAAGCCTGATACTACTTCACCGATTTGGATGATTTTTCCTTTTACTTTGTACATATTTGTTATTTGTTTTTATATTATTTGTCTGAATCTTCGTATTTTAAAGTTGTTTTTATTGTTCCATTTATACTATAAGAAGCAAGCCTTTTTACTGTTACTCCTTCTCTACTTATTGTTAATGTGGTATAACCTTCTGTCATTACTTCTACTGGTTCACCTTCAGTTACATCTTGTACTATTGGATTTACACTTATAAATGTTCCATTTATATAAATAGCCCCACTCATTGTTGTTGATATTCTATAACTACGAACTTTTGGTTTTGTGCAACTACTTAATCCGATTAAGCATGCTGCTATTATTATTATTTTTTTCATTTTAAATTATTGGTTGTTTTAAAATGTTAATTAATGCATCTCTTTGCTCACTTGCCATTTTTACCTCCTCAAGTATTTTAGACTGAACTTCTAAATCTGCTTTTACTATTTTGTAGAATATCCGTACATTTAAAGGTAAGTCTATTTCAATTTTATTACCATCAAAATCATAATTCGTAGAGGTTAAATAGCGAACTAAATAATGATTATTAACCGCAGGATGCCCTTTCTCTAAATTGTGCTTAGTTAGGCTCATCATTTGCATTTGCGCCTGGTAGAAGTATGCTTTAGGTACATTCTGAAATTCTGGCTTACTATCGTTTATCATCATTAACTTCTGTTCAAAGAACTTTTCAGTTGGGCATTTTAAATCAATACTTGCTGCAATTATACCATCAAAATCTAAAATAACTGCATCAGGTGTGCTTCCACAGTTTTCATTTATTGGATAGTAAACTGAATCCGTATAAACTATATTCATTCCTGTTACCTCTATAAACGATTCTAATGCTTCCAGTTCGTTAATATTACCATGTTCGGTGTGTTTGCTTGTAAAAGATTTTGCATAGCCCTTAACCGATTCAATAGCTTTATCCATTATGTAACTATCTTTTGTAGCACCCTTACCGCCCACAAATAAATTGTGGATGGTGGATGCTGTAAATTTACCTAATCTATCGTTACTTAGCATTTAGTAGTTCCTCCACTTCTTTTGTCAA